TTTACTTGTCTTGTTCATTGTTCCAGTCTTTTAGTTCTTGTTTTACTTCTATTTGTCCTTTGTGCCTTGCGTTGTAATATTCCCCTCTTAAACTTGGGTTTTCTTGCTGTATTTTTCGCCTGCATCGTGTTATACTTTCAGGGCTTGTTAAAGTGTCGCAGGAAATTATACAAAATAAATCAATAGCGGATAAACTTTCCAAATTTGCGAACTTTGCTATTTCTTTTGACCATACTTCAGCTATTATACTATTATCTCTATCCCTAATATATGGCTGTTCAGTTAGTAGCTTAGTAATAAGCTCCTTTTTAGTTCCTATTTTCATTTTGTGGCTTGTTTAAGTATTCCCATTCCTTAATAGAGGCATTCTCGGCTGTCCTCCTGCCGTTTGTCCATTTTTCCCTATCATTGCAGTAAATTATAAATTCAAGCTGTATAGCGTTCTGTATGGCTTGCATTTTATCTAATTTTACAAGGCTAGTATATATACTCTTAAAGATTCCCATCTGTTAAATCTTTTATAAGTTCGGTGTTTAGTTTTAGAGCTTTGTGCAAATTATTTAAAGCTCCGTTATCTGGCATGTGTCTAACTGCTATAGCTTGCAAAGTGATTAAGTGTACAAGCTCTAATTTTTGGCTCTGTAGTTTTTTAAGTAGATCTTTTGTCATAATCTTGTTTTTGTGGTTTGTGATTGTTTTACAGGTGTAAAGTTACACTAATAACATTAGCAACCAAATAAAACCGCAAAATAATTGCATTTATTTTTATTAAAGCTTTAAAATAGTAAGGAAAAACCCCTCAGGAGCTGCTGCTAGTAGGTGCTTCATTGTGCGGCGGCTGTGGGTTAAATCGTGCTCGCCATCATTATTAATATCATAAAAGTCAAACCCTAAAGCAATACAGCCTCTTAATTGTGTGTAATAGTTTGCAGGGTGTATTAGTATATAGTCCCTCATCATTACATTATCAACTTGAAAATGATCGCCGTACTTCTCGCTATTTCTAGTTTTTACATTGTATTCGCCTGTTGGAATACAAGACACATTTCTTTTATTACCCTTAAAAGGTAGTTCTAAAGTACAGCACTCATAAGCAATATCTAAGCCATCGAAAACAAACAAACGACCTAGAGTCTGGTTTTTATTTTCGTTAATTCTTAGTAGTACTGCTCTTTTCATTTCTATAAGTTATATAAAATTTATATAGCGTAAAAATAAGTCCAACGCTTAAAGCTGCAATTCTTATAGCCGCCTCTACTCCTGTAAGACTTATGCCTATAGTGGCAGCGTTGACTCCTATGCTTTGCAATGTATCTTTATCCATTATTATACTTTTTCTATTATTAAAGTAGCTCCATAAATCTCATCAGAACTAGCCCCTATCTCGTAACTTATAATAAAATACTCCGCCTCTATTGCTGTCCATGTATTTAGTACAGGAGTATTAGCTGAGCCTGTACCTATTGAGGTTGTTGTGTCGCTTATTACTCTACTTGTCAATCCCTCTATACTTCTATTTTGGCTAGAATGTACATCAAAAGAGGTTATTTTATAGCCTGCTGGAATAAAAGTACTAGCAAATACTTTGGTTCTACTTGCGTAGGCGCTAGGTTGTATGCTTCCGAGCTTGTCCCTAGAATAGCTTTGTATAGTGCTGCTAGTCCATGTCTTAAACTCATCAGGTTTTATATATAGGTTTGTGCTTGTTACTCCTAGAGCTAAATTTACAGCACTTGAGGCTTGCGTTATAGCTGAGCCAACAGAGGGCACTACAGATGACCCTTTAGAGAAATTAAATAAAGGAACAAAAGAATCTACTACTATGCTAGTATCTCCTTTAGCCGCTGCTGCATTTAGTTTTATTTCCTGTACTTTATTTCCTGCCCTATCTAATAAATAGAGCTTAAAATTATCTTCTAAATCTGCATCTAAAGCATCAATACTTATAGTTGTTGTTGAGCCGTCAGCAATTAAAATTCCATCGGCAGCGCTTAACTTTGTAACGCTATCTATTTGAGCTATTGTAGTCGTTACCTCTGGCTGGAGGATCATAAATTCGCCCTGTCCTCCTGTTGGATCTTCGTCAGGAATATCATTATCATTTATTAAAACTCCAGTTAAAGAAGCCACTTCAAATTTAGCCCATTGACCGACCATTTCGCCCATCCCTAAATTATAAGTCCCTCCATTGAACACATAATTTTCGTAAAAACCAACACCAGCCCTCGTCCTAAATAACCTAGAATATACTCTTGCTGGACTATTGTATACTATTGGAGTTGCTACACCACCAGTTCCCTCAATACAATTAGAGTTGATTGTAGTTCGATGGTATCGATTAAATTTAACTATCGACTCAATCGCTAGCCTATGGATTGTCTTATCTTCTGTATCTGAGTTTAAATTCCAGAGAGTAGATTGAGAAAAACCGCCTGCGTGCTTTATCCAGATAACTTTTGAGCCTATTCCATTAGGACCATCTCCGAAATACATCTCTTGGTTATAGTTCCCAGATTGTACTAAATCGTTAGAGGTATCTACTGAGTAGGCGCTTGTAGTTTGTGTATTTATTACTTCGCCATCCTTTGTAATTTGTACAACAAAATTAGGCACTCCTAGAGTGATTTCAAAATTACCAAATATAGTATTGTCATCTAGTCCCACCTCTAAACCTTGCGCAGTAACTATTTTTAAATCTGCTAAGTCATCAGCCAAAATTTCTAAAGTACAGCTTAGAGGTATCGGATGCGTGTGCATATAGCTTACAACTGATGACGATGTATAAGTTCCAACAGGATCAGAGCTTCCTATGCTCATAAAGTCAGAGCTATATTTTACCCTATCTGTTGAGTCCGATGTTACTTGAGCAAATACATTGCTTTCTCCGTTTGGTAAATTATCAGCGTTTAAAACGAGAGGAGATATATCTGTATTTGTATAACCTCCTTTGCTGATTTTTACATATCTATCGTTAGATGCGATGTTATCCTCGTCTTTGAATCTTACTTTTATATTTTGTCTGAAAAACCTAGAATTAAAAAAGGTGTTAGCACCGCCTACATTATTAGATTTCTTCTTTAGGTGGAAATCAATTTGTACATGAATATTAACTCTATATTCCCCTGTACTTACATCAATAAATCCTCCTAACTGCGGCGGACTTGATTGTCCTAATTGAGACCAGCCGTTGCTGGTAGGTAAAAAGAAATTCCCAAACACTTCAGAAAATGTCGCAGGATCGATTTGCTGTCCTTGTAAATTTGTAGCGTTGGCAGGTGTTTGTAAATAGCTAGAATAAAATAAAGGATAAATATTTCCGTTTACATTTTCGCCGCCTGCTTGCCAGGTTAATTTTATATCTGATACAGGTCTTTGCCATGATTGGCGGCGCTGATAGAATCCTGTAGATTCAGTCCCTAAATACTCGCCGTAGACGCTTAAAGTGGTGTTAATGGCTGGATAAATTATCCCTGTGCCAGATGGCGGAGTGAAAGTAGTTAGGTCTTTTTTATAGTAAAAAAACTTATTATTAAGCTCCATACTCTCAACCTGCTGAAATCTCCAGAACCCATCTACTAAAGTAAGTCGTGCCTGTAATAGTGTGCACACTACATTTAACATCTGTAAGGCTGTTTTGGCTTTTAGCTGCCCATCTTCGCCAATTTCATTAAAGGAATCATAATATAGATACATCATGTCAGTCGGATCTTCGCTGCCCTCTGGTGTCATGTGATTTACCTCAAACCATTTAATATAAGTTTGAATAAAACATTCATCTGCTCCCCATAGATCGAGAGTACCTGTAAGCTTTAGAGCGTGCTGAATCCATTTTAAGACACTTTGTCGACCTGTTTTAGCTGTGCCGTCTAAGTTTGTGAATTTTATAGAGCTTAAAAGCCCTAGTCCATCTGTAGCAGTTATTTTAAATCCAAAAGGGTAAGCATTATCTTTATAACCTGATACATCAGCAAGGACTATTCCTCCCCAGTTAAATAAATAGTCTGCGCCTGTTGGATCATTACCGCCTGTAAAAGTATTATCTCTGTAGAGCTTTATTTTAAATCGTGCTTCGTTGGCTGTAGATAGATCCGTAATTAAAGATAAATCGTCAGCATTATTTACAGAAAATTCAAACCCTAAAGATGAGGCTTTTATTAGATTGTAAGATCTATCTCCCTGCTTTTGATATTTTATTGTTGCGCCATCTTCGCTATTTAAAATAAAATCTGTTGCAAAACCTGAATATTCATCGTCTAAAATATCAATCTTATAGAGGACTCCTAAAGTATTTCTAAATTCTGAGGTGTATCTTACTGCCATTAGCCTATTCTTTGCTCTCTTCTTGTTGCTCTATCGTGTACTAAAAGTAAATCGTCTCCGCTTATTACTCCTCTAACTATTACCTCCTGCGCTCCTCCTCCTATCATGCCTTTAAGCTTATCAAGTGGAGCGATTACTTCTGGATTGCTTCGAGTTGTACCTCTACCCTCTCCGACTAAGCCCATTGTTGGACCTGTTACTAAACCACCATCTGCAAAAGGAATCGGCTGACTTGCAATCATTCCAACCTGCATAGCTCCCATTGCACCAACTAAAATAGCTAAAGGGACATTGGCTACTACTGATGCCACCTGTACAGCGGTGTTAATAATAGCCTGAGATATAGCTGCGGCTTTGTCTGCAATGGCTTGTTTTCTTTTTAGCTTTGTCCTTTTCTCATCTGTTTTCTTTTCGAGAGCTTCTATAGCTTTAGCTTTCTCCTCCTCGCTTTTTTTAGAGCCGTTAATACGCTCTAATTCTTTAGCATGTTGTGCATCTAGTTTTAGGTTTTGTGTTTCAATCCCTAGATTAAAAGTTTCAAATATGCCATCTATTGCAGCACCATACTCCTCAGCAAAAGCAGCCACCTTATTACTCATCGTATCAAGTCCTGCGGCGGCTTGTTCTATTCCGCTAACACTCCCAACCTCAGCAGCTGGCAATCCGCTTGCATCAGGTCTGCCTCCTCTTAATTTTGGAGCATCTCCTCCCCCAGTATCAAACTTAAAACCTTTTAAGCCCTCGGGTATATCTTCGGCGGCTTTTTTAACATCAACTAAGCCCTTAACATTTAAGCCGACTGCTGTATTGACTTTTACAACTGCCTTTTCTACTTTTGTTAAGTTCTCAGCGAGAGCTAGTTCAGCCGCAGCTGCTTCATCTGTGGCTTTAGTTTCATCCTCTGTAACTTCTACTAATTCCTTTTTTGCATCTACAGCGTCCTCTGTCGTTTCTATAACTTCATCCTCAGCAGTTATAAATTTATATATTGCAAATGATACAGCCGTTATAGCTGCCGCTATAGCAATAAAAGGGTTTGCCATCATTATAGCAAAGAGATAAGAAAAGGCAGTACTTAGAAAAGGGAGTGCCACGCTTGCCATTGTCATTAATATAGGACCTAAGACGGATATAACCGAAATAACAGAACCCACTCCAGACGCAATCGATCCGAATATCATTAACACAGGACCTATAGCAGCGATAAAAGCTCCCCATTTTAAAATAGATTCTACTTGCTCCTCTGTTAAGGAGTTGATCCATCCAGCTAGCTCAGTAAACTTTTTAGCTATTGAACTAATGACAGGAGATAGCTTTGATCCGAATTGAATCGCCACCCCCTCAACAGCTGATTTAAGCATTGTCATATCTCCAGTAAGCCCCTCGAGCTGAACAGCTGCAATCTCCTCAGCTGTTCCTCCGCTGTTCTCTAAATCTGTGGTAAAATCTTGTAAACCTTTAGAGCCTACCTTTAGCAAAGCAAGCATAGACGGACCTGCTTTTTTACCGAACACCTCCATTATTTCGGCGGTGCTTAAACCTTTCTTTTCAATCTGAGCGAGTGAGTCTCTAAGTGGTAACATCTTACCGCTAGCATCGAATACATTTATCCCTAGCTGCTTAGCCTTAGAGCTTAAAGTTGCGAGCACTCCTCTCAAACCTGTACCAGCACTCTCGCCCTGTATTCCTGCATCGGATAGCTTTCCGATTGCCGCTGTAGTTTCTTCTAGTGATATTCCAAAGCCAGAAGCTACAGGTGCAACCATCGCCATAGCATTACCTAAGCCCTCTAAACTTGTGTTTGAGCTTGTGAACCCCATCGCCATAACATCGGCAAAATATCCGAGTTCAGAAGCCTCAGCTCCGAATCCACTTAATATATTAGAAGCTATGTCTGCGGCTTGCGCTAAGTCTAAACCACCAGCTGCGGCAAGGCTTAAAGTTGCTGGCATTGCTTCGAGGATTTCGTTAGCCTCAAAACCTGCTTGACCGAGAAAGCCCATAGCATCGGCTGCCTGACTTGCTGAGAATTGTGTCGTTGATCCTAAAAGTAAAGCCTGAGAATTTAAATCCTCAAACTCTTTAGCCGTCGAGCCTGTTACAGCTTTGACCTTATTCATTGACTTCTCAAAGTTAGCCGCTGCCATTACTGCGCCGACTCCTAGAGCTGCAATAGGTCCAGTTAGAGCAGTAGTCATTGACTTACCAGCTGCGCTCATTCCAGAGCCGAACTTCTTAAAACCTTTTGAGGCTTTAGTCATTTTCGACTGGAAGTCTTTTATATCTGCGGTAAGCTTTACATTAATGTCACTTATTGCCATCTCTCTGAAGTTTTCTTTTTGCTGCTATGTAAGCGATTTCTTCTGAGGTCTTTCTTTCTATTTTATCGGGCTTGCTATCCCAATGAAACGACCACAAATCTGTCGGCTTAGTTTGCTTTCCTTTTGCGGTGTGAGGTATCATGTTAGTACTAGCTAACATTCGAAACATCTCCCAGCTTTCTCTCTGTCTTATTTCGTGTATCTCCTCAAATCCTACTAGCTTATTACCGAACTCTCTAGGAGTGAGATCGTCTAATTCTACAGGAGTAAGATTCAACCATCCGAAAGCAATCCTTTCGAGTGAATCGAAATTCTCATAAGCTGAGCCTACTTTTTTTTTGTAGCTCTTTGACCTTTAGCTGGTGCGGTGTTCTTAGATAAGTTGTCAGAGAATACTTTAAGCACTCGCTCTAAAGCGTTCTCGTCCTCATCTAATAAATCAGCAACATCGTCAAGCTCTAAAGCAAATCCCTCTTTAGAAACTCTCGCCCCGTCTTTCATGCCTGCCCATACTAAAGCTATAGCCTGAGTGAAAGTCATGTTAGAACCGAGCTGATCCATTTCTGAGAGCTTTGTATTAGTCACATCGCTAAAAGCCCTGAGAGCTGCAAAGCCATATTTTACAGGATAGATTTCGCCGTTTATTTTTACAGGAGTTGCTTTCATTAAGCGATTACTTCCTTAGTTAAAATACCAGTTCCAACCATAGAAATACTATAAGTTGCACTATCTTCTACTCCACCACTTAAAGAAAGAGATGTGATGTAAGCCTTACCTGTATAGATGTGTTCTGTGCTTAGTGGAGTCGTTCTAGTGAATTCTACAAATAACTCAGTACGAGAGTCTAAGTGTGCAAATAACTCGTCGAACTCATTCCCTGCATGAGCTACAGCTTCATAAAGTGCATCAGTAGATAAAGACCAGCTTTTTAAGCCGCCTCCGATCTCTTTCCAACCGCCCGAGCTTTTAGTTGTAATATCTCTCTCATCCATTGATACATCAAGAGAGCAAGAAGTTGCGTGAGCTACAATAAGCTCGCCGCCGTCTGTTGTACCTATTTTTAAAAATAAGTCTGTTCCGTTAAGAATTGCCATTTTTTGTTTTTTTAATTGTTTTTAATTTACCTAAAATAATGATCGCTTGACCATTTTCTATATACTCCTTTAAAGAGTTTTCTTTTTTGGATCTCATTACAGAACCCTTTTTCAGAGTTTTACCTTTGTAGATAATATCCTCCGTTAGTCTTATTTTTATCATATTGATCGACATTGAAAAGTTAGTTGTCTATAGTAGAGAGAGTTCTTTTTGTTGAAGTCCTCGCTCATGCTTGTAAGTACATTACTCTGTATTTTAAAACCTCCATAAGTGCCAGCTCCTAACTTATCTAATAGGAATTGTATTCTTGCGCTGATGTCTATTAACTTAATATAGCTAACTGAAAAACATTCTATTTGATAAGTAACTACTACTAAATCTGCTGTACTTATTGTCTTTGTATTTATATTCTCCACACTTAAAACCTCGTAAAATATACCTTCCTCTGGCGATTCGTTATACATTACAACAGGCTGTATTTTGTTAGCTGAACCAATATCAGAGATTAGAGTACTATCATTCGATAATACATTGTAAATCATTTTTCCGATGTTTCCTCCTACTACAGCAGCCATTACTTTAATTTTTTTTCTAAGATCTTAATCAGTTGTGATCTTATAGATTGAGTAGCTTGCATTCTGCTCGCTTCATATCCTTTTTTCATATATCGCCGCCCTGAGAAATTTACTACTTCACTACTTACTCCATCATTAACCCATCCGCCTATATAGCCTTTTATTCCCCAGTTCCGTTTTACTCTAGGTCCTACATAAATTGTAGGAAAGTCTTTACTCTTTCCTGTTATCTTTCCTATAGACTTTTTAAGATCTCCTAATTTATGTTTAGTATCAAAATCATCTCGATCTGATACAGGAGTGAAACCTCTTACAGCTTTAACTACAGGAGTAGCAGCCTTTCTTAAGACCTGCCTTAATAGTTTTACTTTATAAACCTCTGAGACTTGAACAAGTAATTTATCTAGCTCCTCGTCCCCTGTTATTTTAGTAAACAATTTCAATTTCTTGCCTGTGCTAAAATTTCTATATACTCCCTGTTTGATTGACCTCCATAACTTATAGCATTAATATCATAAGTAATAGACTCAAAACTTATATTATCTCTCTCGCTTATCGCTGAGACATCTGAGCTATATCTAATTTTAAATACAGCATCCTGTAAGCTTTCTCTTATACCTCCATCTACTCGCTCCTTTGCTTTTACAAAGCGCATATCTGCCCAAACTATAACAGGCACATTACTAGCACGCTGAGAGCCGAATGCAGTATCTTGCACAAAGCTAACTAAGTTAAGAGTAATTTTATATTTTAGCCGTCCAGAGTTCATCTAAAAATAAAAGTTTTTATAAGGTCTTATTAGTTTTTTATATCCTATAGGCATCTCTTTAACAGCTCCATAAACTACAGGAGATCTATTATCGTAAAAGTGCGAAATCAATAAATACATAGCCTGCTTTAATGGTAAAGGTATACCATTAGTAGGCTGTACTCCGTATGTAATTTTTACTGATCCTATTAAATCTCTAGCCTCTGCCCAGCCATTAATTGCCTGTAGTCTAGGTCTGCCTTTATACTCTGCTAAAACAAAATCGGTATCTAATACTAAAGTAACATCGTGAGTAACGGAGTTGCTGCTCATGTAGGAAATAGATGGCAATCCTGTACCTACTACATCGCCAGCAACTTGTAAATCAATTACTCCTTTGTTGGCTATAGGAAATCCATCTAAGTACTCAGTATAACTATTTAATACAATAGCTGTATTAGTATCTTTCTCGATTGTCTCTCTGGCTGTAGAAATTAAATTTGTGATGTAGTCATTATCCGCCGTACTTGTTACACGCAAGTAGTCCTTTGCCTCTTGCAATGTAATCGGCTCTGATGCTACATAAGTTCCAGTAAGTTTAAAGTCTGCCATAAGTAATAAAAGGAGGGCTTTAACACCCTCCTATATTTTAGTTTGAAATTTTAACGAAAGATCCACCTGCTGCGCCTGTGTTTCTACTCATTTTTGCATCTACTAAATTAACGATAACTAAACGAGATAAACCTTTTGCTGCATCTGTGTAACGATCTGAAATAACATCCAAACCGCCGAAAGTAGCTAAGTGCATATTTGCTCCTGTAACTAAAGCAGCTAGATTTGTTTCACTTGCTCCAAATCCTAAAGCGCTAGTAACTTTGTAAGGTATCTGATTTAGTGTTCTGTTATTGTCGAATACTTGGAAATTTTGTCCGCCCTCGTTACCCATTGCAGTTTTAAGAGCTGCGATAGCTTTCGGATTGAATAAGTAAGTAAAACGAGAGTTAGCAGGGTTAAAGTTACCCTCTAAAAGCTGCTGCTCTAAAGTGTATAAATCGGCTAAAGTCATTGTTGCAATACCGCTATCATAACCAGCTGCCCATAAAGAAGCAGGAGCATCTGTAACATCTGCATCAGCTAATAAAGCGTTTTCCCATGTAGCAGCTATTGATGCAGTCATGTTTCGCTGTAGGTTTGCCTCTGCGCTTGCATTTTGTACCATCATTTCAGCACTCATAGAAACGACCGAAATCATTTTCTTAGGGCTTAAAGTGATATTTGTTAAAGCTCCTGATGCTGCTGCTGGACCTGTCGAGCCTGACTCATTAACCCACGATGTTGAAACTGAATCCACTATAGGGAATTTTCTATCTGCTGATAAACCGCTGTAAAAATTAGCTGTACCACCTAATACGAGGTTAGCCTGTAACTGATCAATAAACGATCCTACATCAGTAGGGCGCACTTCATTAGCTGCTGCTGGTAAAGCTGTTCTTTGCTCTAAAGCAAAAGATGGAATCCCTACACCACGAAATAAACGACCTTTATTCTCGTTTTGTGCTTCTTGGTGAAATTCTCTAACTTGTCCCTCCATTGATCCATTATAAGCTGCAATAGCTGCATCTGTAAAACGGAAAGCTTTTACATCTTTATCCTCTTGGATTGTTTGAGTTGTAAAGCTTACAGGAGTAACAGCTGTTTTAGTCAATTGTAAAGATCTCTCTAAACGCTCAACTCTCTCAGTCATGTCTGTCGCTGTTTTCTCTGCTTCGTTAAAAGCGTTTTGCTCATCCATTGACAAATTACGATCTTCGCTTTCTGCATTATTGATTAGATTCTGCATAGAGTCTAAAGCTTCCTGCTTTGAGTCTCTTAATTGTTTTGTAGTTTTTTTCACTTTTTAAAGTTTTAAAATTCTTAATTTATTCTTGATTAAATCTAAGCTCTTATTTTTTACACTTTTATAGATGTCTAAAGATCGAACTGCTGCGCTTGTTTGCGGGTATGCTGGAGTAGTAACTAAACTAACATCTGTTAGCCTCTTTACTTCCTTAACCTCTCTTACAAAGCCTCTTTCGCTCTCTTTCCAGTCGTCTTTATCTACATAAAAACCGAAACTCATTTTTGATATATCTCCCCTTTTCATTAGTTCGATAGTGTCCTTTGCTGCCTGTGTGTTAGGCATTGTTATTTCTGAGATAAGTCCTCGCTCATCAACAGAGAGCTTTAGAGTTCCGCTAGTGGTCCTCCCAAAAACTATATTATTATCATGATTCAATAAAGCAACAACATCGTTTTCGAGTACTTTGTCGAAAGCCCTTTGATTAATTTTCTCTTTAAATCCTCCGAGATCCTCAGAGAGCTGGTCAAATACAGCCGCATATCCAACAACTACATTTTCGCCTTTCTCATTTAAAGAGGATCTTAATTCTTTGCAATCAAATTGCCTTACTTCTAAACTATTCTTTTGGCTTTTCATCTATTATCTTTTTATCTGTTGGAAGCATATTCATAGGAACATAGTATTTAGATCCGTCGGCGGTGTCGTTCATGTTTTCTCTTTGTCTTATTTCGTTAGGGCTTATCGCTCCGACTGCAAATAATTTCGAGTAATATTCAGATCTTGACTTTGCATCTCCTCTCAATAGAGCGTTTGTGTTATGCTCAAAATAAGTAATTCCTTTTTGATTCTCAAAGATTAGCTTTTTATTAAATTCCTGCTCTATCTTTGTAAGTAATGGCGCTATTGTTTGAGTAACAAACTCAATACTTTGATGCTCAATATTTGAAAAAGTACTTCTCTCTAAATCTCCTAATAAGTGAGGAGCTACTCTAAAAATACGACTTATCTCTAAAATAGAGAATTTTCTAGTAGCTAAGAATTGAGCCTCGTCTGGTTTTAACTGGATAGGCTTGTAAGTCATTCCCTCCTCTAAAACAGCAGTTTTAAAGCTTCCGTTATAGCCTGAATGATAAGTATTATGCCATTGTTGAGATAAGCTTTGCATTGCATCCGCTCCGAGTTGAGCAGGGTGCATTAATACACCGCTTACTTTAGCGCCTGATTCAAAGAAATTTTTTCCGTATGTCTGCGCTGCTATTCCTAAAGATATATTATCTCTCGCCGCTGATATTCTACTTTGACCAACTACTCCATCAAGCGTCATGTCTGGGATGTGTATAATGTCTCCAGCATCGTAAATTCCAGAATCTCGCACCTCGTAAGTTAGCCGCCCATTTTTCATTTTAACCTGTACATCGTTAGGGTGTAAAAGTGCAAGGCTTATCGGCATACCTTTTTTGTTACGCTCTATAAAAGCGTAAGCATTACCATAAAGTAAAAGGGTATTGATAAAAGTCTCAAAAAATACATACTTAGTCTGAATTCCGTTTGGCTCATTATGTACAAGGAACTGCAAAGGGCTGTTTGAGTTGATTTCTCGCCCTTTCTCTGTTTTGATGTAATAGTTAAAGGGGAGTTGAGAGATAGTCTCTGAGATGACTCTAACAGCTGCATATACAGCCGAAAAACTTAGAGCGCTTTCAGGAGTAACTAAAACCCCCTTATTATCCGAGTTTAAGCCCATTCTATAGTCGACATATCCTCTCTCCTCTGGTGCTTTCTTACTCTTAAAAAAATCAAATACTCCCATCAAATAACAATTTTATGCAATTTACAATTTTTTAAATACTTATCCTATAGCTAGATAGTAAAAAAACCCTTATTATTAAGAGTATATTTACTAACTATAGGATTCTCGCTGTACATTTCTTCTCCGACCGCCATACAGCAAGCCATTATCGTGTCGATTTTGTCCGAGCTTTTAGCCTTATTTGGCTTAATATTTCCAGCTGGATCAATCTCTAATTGTACATTTCCGAACTGCCAGCGGATAATCGGATCGCTAAAATAAATAAAGTCCTTTGTCATTACTTTGGATTCAATTTCTTTTGCTGCTGGAGAAAGGGATTTATAACCCATACCAAAAGGACTCATTTTTAAACCCTCATCAATACATTCTATTACTAATTGAGAGGAGTTCCAGCGATCATAAGCAATAGATTGAACATTGTATTTTTCTGAGAGCTCTAATATTTTAGCTTTAACAAAATTGTAATCTGTAACATTCCCCTGAGTAACTTCTAAATAATCAGCCCACTCCATATAATTAACTCCATCCTTTCCGCCTGATCTACCCTCGAATTTATCCTCTGGAATAAAAGTCCAATGCTTTACAACTATTTTTTCGCCTATTCTCCACATTAATACAAAGCTTGTAAGATCACGAACTGAGGCTAAATCTAAGCCACCATAACAGGGCAAATTTAAAAGGACCTCATCACTTATAGACTCATTACAAGCGACTACATCCAAATCATCGATCCAGCGACTTTCTGCGGTAGTCCAAATGTTTAAGTGCAAACGCAAAAATATGTTCAAATAAGAGGGCTGAGAGGCTGCTTTGAGAGCTTCTCTTTTCATGTACTCCAATTTTAAGGAGACTCCTAAGCCTGGATTTGCTTTTGCCCATGTCTTTAGATCTTGAATGTCATCGTCAGGATCAGCCTCAAATATTACAGGGAGGAACTGAGGATCTACAATAGAACCCTCTTTAACTTTCTTTGCATAGCTATACATCTTATAACAAGCTGAGTATTTGTCGAAGCCTGCGGTAGTTATTGCAATCGAGATAGGCTCTTTTCGTGCTCCAGTAGCAGTCTCTAATACTTGCCAGAGATTCTCAGTTCCGTCGTCTTTCATTCCATGCAGCTCATCGTAAATAAAACCGCTAACATTGAATCCATGTTTTGTTGATGTTTCTCTACTTATTGCCTTATAAAATGATCCCTGAGCATTATAAACAATACTATTTTTGAAAATATCTACATAATTTAAAAGCTTTGGGTTGTTCTCAATCATTACTCTAGCACATTCAAATACTAGTTTAGCCTGCTCTTTGTCGTTGGCTGCTGAATAATATTCCGCTCCAAATTCTCTATCTATGTATAAAAGCGTCAAAATTATAGCTGCAGCGAGTGTAGATTTTCCGTTTTTTCTAGGTAGAAATATAAAACTCGTTCGGTATTTTCTGCTTCCGTCTGAATTTTTCCATCCGAAAAGCGGTCTGATAATCTGCTCTTTTTGGTATTCCTGGAGTATAAAGGGAGTTTTTGCGAGCTCTCCTTTTGTATGTGTGAGATGTGTTTCGATAAATTTAACTGCATTATCGGCGGACTCTGTGTCGAAATAGTACTCCTCCATTATAATGTAAATAAATTATCAACCACCTCTGGAGCATTTATTCTAGTCCTTGCCGATGGAGTAAGTCCAAATTGACAAGCTATTTTTAAAGCTTTCGCTAAGCTATCGTTTGCAATCTTTTGCTCTGGCTTTTGCGCTCTCCTAGTTAAAGCTCCATCTTCATTAAAAAACTCGTCAATCCGACCTCCTGCTTTTAGTATATTCTCATGTTCTATATAGATTCCCATCTCATTAGCATAAGCAGTTACTAAAGCCAGATCCACCAGATGGAGCATTCTTTTGCTGTGTAATTCTGTACAAACGATCTCAAACTCTTTAGCTCCGTACTCATTTAAAATAAAAGGGGACTCTGGAATATTAGCTAAAAGAGAAACTTGCATTTCATTTTCGTTAATTCTACAGGGCTGGTCTGTGCCTGCCATTTTTTTTAATGCTGTTGGTTTTGGTGGTCTGCCTTGCATGGTTTTTTAGTTTAAACTAAGTAGATAAACAACAAAATAGGAAACCCTTTTTTGCGTAAATGCCTCTTCCCTCTGGAAATCCCTAATTTTGCACTCTTGTAAAAAGAGG